CTGATGTAAAAAGGATTGTGTCTTGCGTGTATACCACTTGCACTGTCAACTAATTGAGATACTGTGCCACTAGGCTTTATACAAGTAATAGCAGTTGACTGTGGTATGCCTAAGTCTTTAGATACCTTCTTGTTAGTGTCTATAGCCACTTGCTTTAGTTCCTCTAGAACATCTGCCAACTCATAGTAATTATTATTTAATATAGGACAATCAAGAATACCTGTTAGTGAGACTCCTAGTAATCTTTCTTCCTCTGTATTATCTTTCCAAACTTTACGTAAGTATTTAAAATCAGTCAGTGTAGATTGAAATGTACCCAAGATTGTAGCCATACGAACTTTATCTTTTAGAGATTCTAAATTATCTGTTTCTCGTGCAACAACCTCTGTGAGGTTACAGAACTGATATGGTCTAAGAATAATCTCACTACAAGGATTACAACCAAAGTAATAGTTGTCATCTCTTCTACCATTCTCACTTGCTTTTACTTTAGCAGATTGACGATTAAATATACCACGTTCTCCTGACTTAGATTCATACAAAGCAGTCCACTCTCTCATGAATGTACCCATCTCAGGTTTGCCTTTGAATGCTACAGAGTTATTAGCTAGTGCTCTCTGTCCTTCATTCTCCCACCATTGACCTGACTTAGCATGACGCATTTGATCATCGCCTAAGTTAGACAGAGAGATGAGGGCAGAACGTCTTACACCACCAACTACTACAACCTCTCCTATCTTGCACATGATGTCATGGCACTCAATAGGGTATAGTCTTCTACCTTTTGCAGCCTTGAACTTCTCAATACAAAACTTAAATAAATCTTCAAGAGGAGCAGGACCTGATGCTCTACCACCAAATGTTTTTAGTCTAGCACCTGCAGGTCTAATCTGCGAGACATCCCATTTAGGTATCTGCCCTACATATAACATAGCAATCATCTCTCTCAAAGCTTTTGCCCATCCTGGTCTGCTATCTGCGACAGTTATAACTGTAGTGCTATCTTCAAAGTGTTCATTGACTATGGGTAGTTTATCTACATTTTCTCTCTCAACAGAGAAGCCTACCCCAGTACCACACATAAGTATATACATACACTCATCAAAAGAGCGAGGACTATCTACAGGTATGTAACTACAGTTGTAACCTGCAACATGACATCTATCTAAAGCTACACCAGCAGTCATTAATGCTCTCATACTAGGCATGACACCCAAGGACACGATAGCATTGTTTAGTTTTTCTTTTAAAGCTTTAGTCAAATTATAGCCATGCTTTTTGTTAAGGTGGTTTTCCATATAATCAGAGTATCTATCCACAGTTTCCAACCATGTCTCTCTTCTCTGTTCGTCATCTTTCCATCTTGCATAACGAGACAATGCAATAAAATTTTGATAATCTGTGGGTAAATAATTATTCATCTGTCACTCCTAATAACTTTCAAACTTTTTACTTTCAAGCCTTCCATGTCGTGAAACACATCTTGTAAGTAATCTTCTACTTCAATCTCAACCTTGCCATCTGCAGGTACTGGGTATTCTTCTTCGTCTACAATAATAGTACACAAAACTTTAAGTTGTATCATCTTCCTCAACGTTGTCTATAAGCTCACTGAGATACCACTTTGCTTTTTTTAGATCTTCTACACCATTTTTATATAGGTATCTCCAAAGATATTTCATAATGTTTCCTTGTAAATAAAATTTAAATCCATCACCAGTCATAGCCTTGATAGCTTCAATGCACTCTATACCACTCTTGTTATAATGGGGTGGACTATTTACCATATCTTGTTCTTCTACTTGTTTAGCTCTCATCTTCATGTACTCCAAATGTCTCAATGTGTTACTCTTTGCTTGTAAAATCAACTCTTATGACATTACCATCAGTTTTAACATCTTTCAAAGACTTTTTAATTTCATCTCTAGGTAAATACATATCTGCTTGTTCTTCCAACATCTCTTTATATCTAGGATTAGTATCCATTAATGACAATGAGGCCGCAGTATATCTTACGTAATCCATGATAGCTAAAAAGTCTTCTCTATCTAGTTGATTATCATGCTGAGTAATTATATTTACGTGAAAGTCACCAATCCATCTATTTTCATCATCCACTTTTGGACTCACTACTAAGAAAAAATCATCTCTTCCTGGTGGTTTCCCTTGTCTATCTTTCATATGTATTCTCCCTATTTTAGTTTAGCTTTTGGGTATTTAATAAATTTTGGATGCTTGTTTTTGCCTTTTTCTTTTAGCCAATCTTCAGGTATGATTCTATCATAATATCTAAATCCATATCTATTACACCAT